ATATCCAAGCAGCGCAGTGACCCGCCAGGATGTCCGGCCCACATCCTTTTGAAACTGCCGATCTGCGAACAACCGCTCTGCTTTTGTTTTGCCTCCCGGCAGCGCCAGTCATGTCTGAAAACGCAACCGGATGACGGTGCCGCGGGAAAAGCCCCTGGAAAATCCATGGCGTACTGCTGCCGTCGGACTCAAAGCCCGCTGGAATAAGCCCCTTGGACCCGTCTCGGCTGACATATAATAACGGTACGGTCAACCGACGGTGCAATGGCTTGCCTGGTATGGTCCGCATATATACAATGGTATCCGTCATCAGCCACTGTGCCTTTCGTTCAATATCCGTTCCCTTTGCTCCGGGGTAAGGTCCATGTGTGCGATCATGGCCCGCAGCATCCGGAACAGGAGTGCATTTTTGATCACCATGTCTTCTTGATATTTTTCCTGCCCGTTTTTCAACCTATCGATTTTGGAAATCAACTGGGCGGATATTTTGCTATCACTGGCGTGCCGAGCATGGCATTCCGGCTGCGTAACAAACTGGCTGTTGGTCAGCACCCGTATAACTATACTGGCGATAACCGCCCCGATTGCCGTAAACATTCCTGACATCAAAGTCAATGATAGCATGGAAAACTGCATCAAAAAACCACCTTTAATCTGTGCCTTGTTTTTCGTTGTTTTCTTTTTAGGCTTGCGCGACATCCTCTTTTTTCACGGTCATCCTCTTTTTTCACGGCGTCAGCCTGCGGCATCTTTTCAGGCTGCACAGGTGCCAGGTTTTTCAACAGCACCTTGTCCGGTTTTTCCATGCGCACCACCTCGCCGTTTTTCAGCTCGATGGGCGCAAGAATTTCATAGATACCGGATTTGCCCTTGACAGGCTTCACCATGCTCCGTCTGACATCGGCCTGTTTTTGTCCAGGCCGATATATCCGCAATTCACCCGGACAATGCCGGTGGTTTTATATTCTTGCATCCGTCACCCCCTTACGCCAAGGTTACCAGACAGGAGTTCTGCCAGAATCCGTATCCAACGTTCCGCCATACATCGATACCGTACTGGTGGGCATCGTTGTCAAACTCGTAATCGGAACCCTCGGCCTTTTCCTTATAGCTGATGATGGTTTCTTGCTGCCGAATGAAAGACTTCAAAAAGCTGTCCGTTCTGAACACGGCAAACTGATAGGAATCCGCCAGGGTGGAAAGCCTGGGATTGGCAATGGCGGAAATCCGAATGCCTGCTGGATCGCCTGGAGCGCTGACTGGGTTTCCGCCACCTGCACGGGTGTGGCAACCGCCTGGAGCGCAACATTCATGTACGCATGGGGCACCACCACCAGAAACTGGCTGGCATCCTCGTTCATGGGCTCGCCCTGGTCGTCCACAAACCCAACGATTGTTTCGATGGCCTTGGCAATGGCAAACTGGAATTCTGCCACGGCCGGCAGTGTCACAGAGCCGCCCGTGGCCACCGGATGTTCAGAAATATCCACAGTGATACTGTTGGACTGGTCCCCGGAATCGCCTTCAGAGTGATCCGTATCAAAGAAATACTGGCCGTCGTAACAGGTGGTGGCAGCGCCGTTCGCGATCAGGGTGGACAACAGGCTAGCCCAGTGGGTACCGGACCGCCTGGCCAGTTCGTTGATCCGCATCTGCAGCGCACCTTTCTTGTCCCGCCGCAGGTCTTTGAGCAGCACATCCAGGGTCGCTTCATAGTGCTTGTTTTCGATGGTTAGGGAGTTTTCCGTGAACCCTTTGGCGTTGCGACCGCCCACCCATTCGCGCATAGCCGGCGTATTGGTCAGCCATGCATATTCTTCCGACGCCTGATCCGATTCAAAAAGTTTGAAACAGCGTCGATCCATACCGGGCCGGTGTTGGTCTTCAGCGCAATCTGGAACATTCCCCGGATGGCCCTTGATGTAATTTTATCCATTGTCTTTATCCTCTCCTTTTGCTGTCAATTAACTGTTGTCTTTGTCCGCCCAGGTGCCGCGCATCTCTGTCACAATCCAGCCGGTGGCGTCCCCGTATTCAATGTCGAGATAATCGCCCCGGCATGCGGTGGCCTTGGTGTTTACCAGGCCGTGGTTGTCCGTGCCGCCGATATCCCTTGAAATGATCAGATCCGATGCATTCGGCGCCACATCGATCCCCGGCCGTACCATAGGCTGCGCCGTTCACAATCCGGAATGCCATCCCGGCAACCGCCGGCAGGGTGATGGTCTTGTCATCCGCTGTCGCGAAAATCACCTTGCCAGTGTCCTGGGCATCCATGGTTTTGTCCACGGCAGTGGTTTCCGCCAGCAGCCCTTCATGGGGATCCACCAGCACACCGGCATCGAATTCAACGACCATGTAGCCGGAGGAAGCAAAGCGCCGGGAAAACCCGATGAACACACCGGACGTTTTGATGAAAGAAAGGTGTCGTCATCGGATGCGTACACCGGCAGGTTCACATCCGTGATCACAGCTCCGGTCACGGGCAGGACAACAGATCCTTTTTTGATTACCCGCACATTGATGTTGGCTGGCGGACCGTCGGAGTTGTCCGCTTTTGATTCTGCAAACCCACAAAACGGTCAACAGAGGTGATGGGCCTGGCATGGCCGGAGGCCAGAACCACACCCACGGCCGCACCTTCATAAACAATGTCCGCAGCGATGACGGGGAACTCGTTCCGTTCGCCGATTTCCCAGGTTCTGGGGGTATCTTTTGTCAAAGTTGTCATAATTATTCACCTTCCCTTTCAAAATTCGCACACACCCGGAACCAACCGCTTTTTTGTATGCGTCGTAAATATCGAAGCCACCGAACTCTTCCACCAGGGCGGGGTTCTTTTTGAACTCCTCCTCCGTGGTGGGGTTTTCCGGTACCTGTGGTTGCGGTGCCGGCGGGGCGGACTGGTTCACCGGAGCAATCGCGCCGGCATCCAAATTCGACAGGGCCGTGCTTTTGAGCTTCTTTTCTGCTGCCAGAATCTGGACAGCCGCCTCCGGGCCGGTGGTCTTGCCGTCGAACATCAATTTGCCCACCAGGTCTTCATGCCCGGCCATGGACTGGTCCGATACCGATTTTGATCCGTGCCAGCTCATCTGCTGCGCCTGCTGTCCGGCCGGCTTCCTCTCCCCTTTTTTGAACGCTTCGTCTGCCGCATCTTTGCGGATCTGCGCCAGCATCTCAGGGGCTTTGCTTTCCAGCAAAGACATTGTGATATCCATATCGTGCTCCTTGTATTTATTGCCAGCCGGGGCCGGCGTTTCGTTCACCTGCGAAAAACAGGCAACTTGTGTATTCTCGTCGGCGCCAAGAGCAACAAACGATGTTTCAAAAACTCTTGATTCAATCCATATTTCCGCAGGACCTTCCAACATTGCACCGTTCACCTCTGCGGAAGCTCCCTGCTCCAGGGCCAGGATCTTCAATGGCTGTACCCCGATACTGGCCTGCCAGGGGAAGCCCTCGCCTGCCAGTGCCTGGACTTCTTTGGCCGCATCGGTCACCGTGGAGAATTTGCCAGACACCACGAAGGCTCCGTTTTCTCGTTTGTTAGAAAGGGAATATCCAACCACCGTATCTCTGGAATGCTCACGAAAAATAGGCATGCTATCTTTTGCCTGGATGCCGTCCACCTCTATGGCCAGCTTCCCCCACCATCGGTCGACAACTGCGCCTGTATATGCCGTTATTTCAAACTCGCCGGCCTTGGTTTGACCATCAGGTGTTTTCCGCAGCACGACCGGTGCCGACAATGTCACCTGGTTGGCCTGGGCTTTTTCAAATCAATAATCTTGTCCATTACTCCGTATCTCCTTCGGCTGGTTCGTCTCCGAAGTCGTCAACAACCGGCTCCGTCAGCAGACCATCCTTGATTTGTGCATTTCTCTCTTTGACCTGCTGTACGTGGTTGTCGTCCCAATCAGCACCGGTCAGCTCTGCGGTTTCTGCTGCCAGGGTGGACAACCTGCCGTCCAGTCGCTCCCTTGCCGCTTTGGCCTCTTTGAGCTCGTCAATTTGACCCTTTGCAGGTCCGACCCATGCCCCCGGCCACGATATGCCTTGCGCACCATAGGATCATCGAAATATCCGGGAGCGGGTATCCTGCCTTTTGCCACAGCCTCATACATCCAGACTTCCTGGACAGGTTTCAAAAAGTTGTCAGCCAAGAGCTGCCGCTCAGAAAGGACATATTTCCACATCTCTAAAAGGGCAGCACGTGCAGCGGAATAGGATGCGGTAAAGTGCTTGATCAGGATTTCAAAAGGAAGCTCCAGCCCCACGCCTATTTGCCGCAGGATGGATTGTACGAACGGATCGAATACTTGATTTGGTCTGCCTGGGTTTGCCGATGATATCTTTTCTCCCGGACCCAGCCCGACAATCATTCCATTGCTGAGTTTCAAATCTTTGTCACTGGAGTTTTGGCCCACCTCTGTCCCAATCTTCGAATAGTCGAAATCTGCCGCACCGTCTCCGGTTTCGATGAAGACCGTAAAGAATCCCGACACCACGGCCGCCATGATCTCGGCTTCTGTGTATCTTCCAAGCTGTTTCAGAGGCTCTATGACTGCCGCAAGATCCGGAACTCCTCGGGACTGTCCGGGCCGGGTGGGATTGTATATGTGTAGGACGTTCCGCAACCCGGTCTTTGGATTGAACGCCGAACGGACTTCCCATTCAAAGGTCGCTACCCCGGTTGCCATGGCTCCGGGGTGAGTTTTCAGGAAATGATAGTTTTTCGGTGCTCCATCAGCATCTTTTTCAATGCCGCCGGCCAGGGTGTCTGTATCCGGAACGCTGTCCTTATTACAGCATCGGTCCGCTTCGATCACCTGGAGACGCAGATCGTATGGAACACCAAGGCGGGTGCGCCTGGGAAGAACAGCACGAACACATCTCCGTTTTCTTTTTCCTGTCTGTACACCATCCGGGTGATGGCGTGCCCGGCCAGTGTCCTGGCAAGGTCCACGTCTTTGGATTCCCAGAACAGCCGCCATTCACGCTCGATCAGTCGTTCCAGGCTGTCTGCCGCGTCATCGTCCAGGCCAAGCACATCCCGTTTTGACACGGGACTGAAACCGCAGACCTGTGCCGATGACGTTTGTAATTTTTGTCTTGATGGCACCGCCGGCCAGAGGGTTGTTGCGGCTAAGGTCGCGGGAGCGCTCGCGCAGGCCCGGAAGGTCGGTGAGGATATCGGTATCTGCATCTCCTCCTCCAGGTAGCCATTCTTTCAGACCTCGCCTTGATCTGCTGGCGCCTTCATACCCGCCGAACATCTCCATGGCAATACGGGCTTTAAGCCGACGTTGCCCGGCAACTGGGTTGAAAAAAGCGACAGCCTTGTCAATAGAGTTGAGTTTTACAGATTTGATTTTTTCTTTGACTTCGCGGAGGCTCATATGGGGGTAGCCCACCTGACGGAGATACCGCCACTATCCAGTTTTCTAACAACCGTGGACCACTTGTCAATTTCAGCAGAAATGGATGCAAGCTCGGCACGCTTCAGGGATCGGTTGCCGATGGTGTATTCTTGTGACGCAAGTGTCTCTTGATACGCAGCTATGGCTGCGTCAAGGAGTATTTGAGCTTGTGCAAGTGTGTAGCCGGGCATAAAATCCTCCTGTTTGAGAATGATTTTATGCCCGGTTTTCTAAGAAAAGGCTAATCCTGCCTTATTTGGGTGCTATTTGGGTGCCATTTAGGTGCCATTTGGGTGCTATTTTGCTTGACAGGGGGTTAAACTTGATCCGGATCGGCCCTTTTTCTTGTGTATGCTTTGAAAAAATCCTCCAGGTTTTGTTTGTGTGCTGTCCATTTACCTCGGTTATCAAACAGGCATGCCGTCTTTAATCCATTTCATCAGCATGTAGTCGGAGGCATCGTCCAGATATCCGCTGATTTTCTTTTTCCCTATCAAATACTCCTGTCATTTCACCCCCCCTGCTGATTATTCGCCTGCCCCTTTGTTGCTGTTGTGGTGCCCCCGCCAAGATGCAGCGGTATTAAAAAACAGACTCTCTATGGTCCCAGTTTTGTCTTGACAGCCCCGCTTTCACCGCAGCCGCATAGGCATACACATGGCAATCAAGCACGTCGTTCCGTGTCCGAGTTTTTGACCCATTTAAGTTTTTTAAACCCCTGTTGATCATATCCTGTTACAAGTTTTTCAGCGGTCAGCTGTCTATAAAATTCCTCCGGCAACCCGATGGGATAGTGCATATAGCCCGGCCCCCCCGGGTCGGTCAATTTAAGGCGATTGTAGATCAGCCCCTTGGCTACATCTGTGCCGATGTTGTAGAGAGATACGCCGTTTTTCATCTTTTTGCCCAGGTAGTCGATATCTTGTTTTGACGGGTTACCGATCACCGGCCGCCCCGGTGTGCTGGCCCCCTGCAGGGCGAAAACAACCGGGGCCCTGGACCGG